TACGTCAGCATCAGTAAGTGTGAATGCGCTTCCGGATTTAGGTGTTACGAGAATACTTATGGTGAAATCTCGAGTTAGTTGTTTGATTTGGTCTTTATATCTTTGTGAAGTTGGGTACATTTAATCACCACACTTAAAAATTATTTAAACATCATATATCTATTATACACGGAAACACTCAAAAATTATCGGACCAACACACAAAATAATAAAAAAGCCACACAAAAATAAATTTTGTGCGGCAACCATAACCACTAATACTCAACCAAATCAAAATTTAGCGTCCACATGAATCCAGATGTTGTCTGAACCAACTCTTTTGATCTGTCCCCAACATACATCGTTTTTGTCACATCGCCAGAGCTGTCTGGGAATGTTACATCAAAAGAGGCTCCACTTATAGCTGTTTCCACAGCAGTTATATCAGATCCTGTTTTTGCGTTATACGACAAGCTGACTTTATATACCCCCGCGCGAATACGATCGCGCTGGAGATATCCTAATTCGTTACGGGTTGTGTCTGGGCTGTCCAAATCCTGTTTGGTTATTGCGATTTTTGACGGATCTGGTATAGCTTCGTTATTTATTTTTATCACGCTCATTTACGTCGTCCCCCTAAACATTGAATACAGCTTTACCAGTCTGTCTGGTTTTTCGGTTCACACCATCAATTACCTCATCGACAAGAGTCTTACCGCCGACGTTTACTACTATTGATTGGTCGTTTCCAGACGATTCCTGAATACCTTGTTTTACGGCATCTTTGATAGCCTGTACAAAACTTGTGTTTTCTAGTGGCATTACTGTGGTTTTGTTGTTGTATGAACCTATCAATTCTCGACCAGCCTCACCGGCAATGAATGGTTGGCCGGCTGACAATATTCCACCTGACGCTAACTGTGGGATATTCGGTATTTTCGCAAGCTGTACGTTTCCAGCGTCAATAATTTGTTTACCGCCCATGTTTATTGACGGCCACGAAAATTGTAAAGCGCCATTCAAGAAATCTATAACGAAGTTGATTAATCCGACTATACCGTTTATTGCGGCCTTGAAACCGTTGTAGAATGCGTTTCCGATGTTTACCGCCAAGTTACCCCAAAATTCGGCTGTGAATAAAACAAGAATGTAATTCTCAAACCAAGACTTTAAGGTAGCCCCAAGAGCTGAAATGACAACAACAACACCACGTATGCCACCAACAATCAAATTACCGACGCCTGACCAAAAATCGCCTAACCATGTCCAATAACCAGCCCAAGCGTTCTGCATGAATGCTATGATTTGATCGTGGAACAAAACGATAGCTGTAATTGTTGCGGCAACAGCAGCAACTATCAAAGCCGCCGCCCACACAGGTAGACCTAGAAACGCTGCGAGTCCAGCCAACAACGCGGCCAAGGCGCTAGCTATGACACCGCCAAGTCTAGCGAGAACACCGCCTATAGAACTGAACACACCGGCAAACAATGGTCCCAATTTAGATAAGACCCCGCCGATAGACGCCAATGGTCCCTCGAGCTTCGTGAAAACCGTTCCTAGAAAGGCGAGACCTTCGAACAACTTGAGTGTGGCGTATAAACTACCGAGTAATCCTATAATTACTTTTGTCGGTCCCGGGTTTTCAACAATCCAGGTAGATAATTTACCGAGAACGTCAAGAATTATTTTCATTGTGTCAACAAAGGCCCATGCTGTAAATGACGCCAGAGGCATCAAAACGTCTTCTGTGAACTTTGTGATTTTTCCTGAGTTTTGTTCGAGAAAATTGGTCAAACCACGAACGGCACCAATTATCACATCAAACATGGCGGGTGCAATACGATTGCCGATAAAAACCGCAAAAGGTACAAGAACGTTCTCAAAAAACAATTTGAGCCCTTGACCGATCGGTTTTCCGAGTTCACGGAAAGCTTCCAGTAATGTTTTCATCTTGTCTGTGAGATTTGGCCAGTCTATAGCATTATTTATATTAGCTATACCGTTAAAAAAAGTCGGTATCGCGTCGTTAAACGTCCACTCGGCTAACGGCCTCAGTATAACATCCATGAACGTCAATAAACTCTCACTCACAAAATTCCCAACAGGTCTTAGTGACTCATAGAGCTTATTGAGGGTGTCTGTCATTCGTGTGAAATTGAGGTCATCTAGTGTGTGTGCGATTATGTTGTTTGTGCGCGGAATGAAGTCTGTTAACAAGTTGTTGAAAAAAGGTTTAACTAAATTGTTATAGGCTTCTTTTGTGATCGTACCGATACCTCTAAATGCTCGCGCGATAGATGTTTTTAATCTACTGAACGATTGGGTCAGTGGCCCAAAATCAAAATCACCGAAAGCTTCTGACATCATTTGGCGGATTTTTTCAGCTATTTGTGTTGATTTTTGTGTTATTTGGCTCAGTTTGTTGTCGTATGCCGGAACGTCGATGTCGACCGCCTGGTTGTCCTCGTTGTTTGCGTCTGTTTTTGAACCTAAAATGTTGAGTTGGTCAAAACCAGCCAACTTACTGACCTTTTTTGTCAATGAGTCCACAGAATCTTCTGTTGAGTCAACCTCACCTGTCAGGTTTGAAAAATTGTTCTGTGTGTTTTTTATTTGTTCTGGGACGAAACCAACAGCTGACGCTATTTTATTCGCAAACTCAGTGGCCAAAATGGCTAGCGCGTTCAAAACAGGTAAAATAGCCTCTAACGCGGGCATGAATATGGAACCTATGGATCGACTAAGCGTCAACAACCGTTCCTGTAGAATTCTTAGTTGGTTTGCTGGTTGATTGATAGTGTTCGCAAAATCACCTTGAGCGAGAGCTGTCTGTCTAATCATAACAGCATAACGCAATTGCATTTTTTCGGCTTGAGACATGTTGCGTACAGATTTGGTGATACCTTGGTTTAGAGCTTCTTGTTTAAGTGAAGCTTCTGTTACATCCACACCATATTTGTACATGGTTTCTGACTGCCCAACCAAACCAGATCTCAAATCGTCTGACACATCCTTGAAGCTTCTGTTGGTTAGTGATGCCAAATCTTGGGCGAGGTTGTTCGTGTTGGTTGATAAAACTTGTGACTTTTCCGAAACAACACCCATAGATCGTGCGAGCAAATTGTAACCGCCAACGTTGTTTAGGATTCCAACTGTATCGAGACCTGTGATTTTGCTTAGAGATGTTGCAGCTTCGCCTGAAGATTCAGCGAGATCCCCCATAGCAACATTAAACAGATTCACAGACTCTACGGCGTCCATTGAAGTTTTGACGAAACCTGCAAAATACTGAGTGACTTTTGTGGCGACAAGAACCTTGATTCCGGTGTTTAACAAGCCTAACGATTTTGTTAGACCTGTGATACCCGAAGTTGCTTGTTTGCTACCGGCGCTGATTAGGGAAAAGTCCTTATATAATTTGCTCGTTTCGTTGTTTGTTGTTTTCGCTTGTAGGTTTAATTTTATGTTTATGTTTGAATTTTGTGTAGGCATTAGAAGTCACCAACTTTCTTGATGGATTCGTCCAACAATTTTAGATTTTTTGTACTCATATTGGCCGCTTGGTTCAAGAATTTTCTTTTTATTTCGTTTTGTAGATATTTTGGATCACTGTTGAGTTTGGCTTGTTCGATGAACGGGCGTTCTGGGTATTTGCATTTTTTGTCCATTGCGCTAGCTATAGCTATACGCGTATAAACACCTTGTCGCCACATAGATTCGTCATCCATCTCGCGTTTAATCTCAAAAGCTCTGCTGAAGGGTTTGAGCGTATCTGGACACAAAGTCCAAAATAAGTCGTAAGGAACACCCATCACCAGAGCTTGTGGTAAAATGTCTTCGTTTATCGTTTGTGTTATTGTTTTTATGTCTCCGTTTTCAATAGCGTTTGGGGTAGCGGTTGTTACACAGCTTGTTCCCCCAACGCTCGGAGACTCGTGAAAAAACTTGACTCCATAAGAAGCTCGGAAAGATCACCAAACAACTGTAAGATCTCACCACTCTCAACGTATGGTTCAAGGATTTCATCGACTTGTTCGTATGTGTATTTTTCATAAGGTTCTTTGTTAAGAGCCCCCATCAACATATCTCGTGACAAACCAATCATCATGAAGATCTTTGTTTGAACGCGCTCAAGATCCTGTACGTCGAAATCCTGCATATATCTGAATGAGTTAAACGTGAATTTGAGTTCAATTTGCTTATCTTTGTAATTTACAGTCATTTGGTTAGTTTCCTTTCTATTATGGTGTTACGGTTACCATTTCAACTTCGGTTTCGCCAGAAATACTCAGAGTCATCTTACGAGCTTCATCAACACCACCACCGGTAATGAAAATGCTCGGAGTACCCTGCCATCTGAAGATGCCGTCAACACCGTCCTCGCCAAATTCCAACTGGAACCAAGATTTAGTGCTAGCCATAGCTGCAATTGTGGTGTATGCTGTTTTGTCGTAGTTACATTCAAATGTGAATTTGTCAAGTTCCTGGAGACCGATAACATTTGTTTTCGTTTTAGTTGCTGTTAAATCTGTTGTGTCGATTGTGCTTGGTTCACCACCCATATCTGGATAACTTACGATATCCACAAGTTTCGTATATGTTCCCGTTTCTGTTGCACAATTTTTAAGAATTGTATTAGCTGTACTTACTGCCATAGGTTTTTACCTCCGATAAATTTTTTTATTTTTGTCGACCAACCCTGAATATGAGATCTGGTATCTATAGATATCAGAGTCATTAAAGTTTGGTACGGGTCGTTGTGAGATTCGTGATAGTCCATATGTGTCTGATAGAATTGCATCGACAGAACTTCTTAAGTCTTTCGCCTTACTCATACGATTTGGACCGTTTGTATAAATCTCTATGTTTATGGTTATTCTGCAATACGTGAATCCTGAGCTGTCTTTTGTATCATCGTCCGATGTGTTGTCTGTTTCTTCACAGACAATTACTGGGAAAACTGTGCTTGTTGGTTGATAAGAGGATAGAACCTTAGCGTCGGTTATTGTGGTTTTCAGCTCAGTTAGGATTTCGTTTGTTATGTCAACAATCACTTGGTTTACCTCCTACAATCTTAGATTTTTTAGTTCACTTTCAATTGAATTTGTTACAATCTTATTGAAGTTTTCCACAGCCCACAGATAAGTTTCGTACATGAACGGTCGGCTTCGCATACCTTTCGTCCAGGCTATGAAACCATCATCAGTCTCTTTTTTAGTTGGGTTTTTATCGTTTGCTGTTGTTGGATACCACCAGCCAGATTCTCCGTGAGAATTCACGTCATAAATCCAGCCAGAACCTGAAGCATCCGGGTGACCAGCACGCGAACCAACCATACCGGTTCCATATTCGACGAACATAACATCAGCGCCACTGATTGAAATAGCTATACCGTCTTCAGAAATCCTGACATCTAATCCAACCAACACACTGTCGGGAACATCGTATTTTCTAGCCATAGCTAAAACCATACTATGTGTTAGACGCCTCATGTTTTCCAAACCTCTATCAGAACCCCTGTCAATAGCTTGTTGTATCTTTATAACAGCACCTTTGCTCAAATTGCCAACGTCCACATCAAATGTGAAGTTACTCATTGTTTGTGCGCTCCTTCAAGCCATATACATAATGATTTAGACTCTTTAAAATCTTACTCACAGTGAAGTCATAGGTTTCTGGGAAGTTGTCTGTTGGTCGTGATCTGAAAATTAGAGAGTCTTTTTTGATGGGTTTTGTGCTGTTTGAGATATAATCTAGGTTTGCTGACTCACCGAAAGATTCAGTGAGCACATCACCACTGGCTGGAATTAATGGTATGTTGATGGAGCGCGGGTTCAAGTACGTTTTTGTTACTTCGCCGGTGTAGTTTCCATCATCATCGACGGTTTCCACGTCTTGGTCTGGTTCCACAAGCCATAATTGGACTTTGTTTTTGTTTAAGGTTCTCATGTCGGTGTGACCTCGATTATTCGTACGCTGTCTGAAACTGAATGAGCTCGTGGCGTAATTCGTGATAGAACCGATTTTGAGATATCACCAGATTCATACGATCGCGATATTCCATTTTCGTTGTGTCCGGTTTGACCTTCAGCACCCATTTTGTTGTAAAGTTCGATTGCGATTGAGAGTTGGGTGTTGAGGTATTGTGGTTCAACGATATCTGTGCATCGAATATTGGTTATAATTTCAGCTGCATTTTCAAGCAAGAACTCTAATATTTCGTCCTCACTGTTTTGGCTTCCGAGTAGTTTTTTTAACTTTTGGAGTTGCATTTGTTTCCTCGACTTTCTCGGTGGTTTCTTGAATTTCTGGTTTTTCGAAATCATCGATAAGACTGTCTGTGGTATCTTGTGGTTTGATTGAATCAACAACCTCAGAATCTGTTGGAAAGATATATGGTGTTTCTGCACTCACGTTAAATTTACAGAAAGCTTCGACTTCCGTCAGTTGTTTGTAGTTGCCGACGTTTGTGTCGGTTCCGGCGACACGTTGGATGTTGCCGGGGTGAATGTTCACCCCAACAAACCCTTCGCCAGCACGAACGTATAATTTACCATCTTGTAAAAATAACATTTCGCGCCTCCGTTTCTTAGCCGTTTGTAATAACTCGTGAAATCATGATAGATTTAGCAGGCATTTTACGCTCCCATGAAGCGCCAGCAAGCAATACTGAGTCTGGAACAGCTGTGTCAGTGGTAACATCACCTACAAACGAGAAACCATATGGGGCCATACACTCACGAACTCGTGTGTAGAGCATTTCAGTACCACCACCAAGCTCATCGTCAAACTTCATTGAAGATGGTCGCTCAACAGGTGCTTCTGCGTATCTGATAGCTCCGTTACCCAACAAGAATGTGGTGTATTCATCAGGACCATCGGTTTGTTCGTAGTATGTTGCGATATCATCAACATCGGGAACGGCCACGGCTGTATAAACATCACCAGCTTTTGTG